TTGCTTTTATTAGCAGCTCCAGCACAAGCTGACATAGCAATCAAACACACAGCCTCAACAAGTTTGAAAGTTGATGGAGCAGCAGTACAGGCTATTAGAGTTCCATCTACTTACGCTGTCTCTGGTAACAACATGAAAGTGACTACTGGAGAACACTTTGGAAAGTTAACAGCAGGTTCCTCTTCAGCAGCAGCAACACTTGATGTTGGTGTTTATGAAGTTAATACTGCTGGGTCAGCATTTTCGTTTTCTGAAAGTTGGTTACAAGGTGACGCTATTCCAGCGATAGGCCATGGTGTAGATGTAACCAGTGGTGTAGTTGCTGACATGCCAGCTTTTGGTAACACTGTAGTAACGAGTGGTGGCGTAGCTTCAACGCTCGCTGGAACAGTAGTTAGCTCTGGAATTGCAACTACAGTAGCGGGAGGTGCAGGAACCACTGGAACGGCTCAAATTTCATCAGAAATTACTGTTAAATAGTGCATAAAATATATAAGTTATTAGTGCTTATATCCTTTGCAGGAACTAGCGTTTCTGCTGTTCCCGTCGTCCCAACCTTCTCAACTGGTACTCTAAATAGCAGACAAGAAACTAAAACTGTAGTCAGTGAAACTATCACCTCTGTAGATTATAGATCTGGCTATGAATACGTTGTTTCTGGGCATAACATAGAACCACTAAATACAAATACTATTTCACCTAAAGCTGTATTAAATACACCTCAAACAGTTGATAACATCACCTTTACATGGACATCAGTAGATGTAACACCAGCAAACAAACCCGACTGGGGAATAAAAACTGC